TTATGAAGCTTTATTTTCTTTGTCGGAAGGGTCGGTTGGCTTTATTTTTTCCCCACTCGATTTGGACTCAAAAATGGCTACCGCATTCCGCAAAATATCCGGCATCGGCACTCCCATTCTGCCCACATTTTCTATAATGGACAACAGCTCGTTCGCCAAATAAAAGAAAACGACGGCATCCCGGAAGTAATGTGCATCCCCGAGAATACCGTCGATCAGATGGGCTACCGTAATGAGCAAAAACACGGTAACCTTGCGAAAAATACCGTAATACCCTTGGCGGCTTTTTAGCTCCCCATTAATCCAGGCCGCTGCCCATCCGGTGAAAAAGTCGATCACGACCATCCACCACAGTAACGTCAACATTGTAGTCCACCCCCCGAAAAAATAACCGATCAAGGTCCCCGTGGAAAACCCCAGCCAAATCTGATCGATCTTTTCATGCATGTTTGTTCCCCCGTATCTGTTGGTCAGGAAAAATTTCCTGACGTAATATAAGCCCCCGATCACGGTGGGGGCAGAAAAAAAGCGTATCCAATTTGGATACGCTGGTTAATCTTTTACTCATAACAACCACCTACCACCCGATAGCTGTAAGATAACTTTGATAGTACCAAGTGATGCTGCCCGTAATATCACAGCGCAATTTGACCCCACCTTTTAAGTTAAAGTCTCCTGGGATGTTGATTGATATCGTCGGGCCACCAGTCCCCTGCTGTGCCGATCCCGTATAAAAAATAACACTAGCTGTTCCTACTGCCTTGTCGATTTTGAATCCGGTACAGTAGTAGGTAGAACCGCTTTTCCAAGGTTCACGGTGTACTGGAAAGTCAAACCGTCTACCGGAACCATCCAGCATGTAGAATAAAACAGTAGCGTCCTGACTCATGGACATATAAAAAGCCGAACTGAGCCCGGGGCCATATGACAGGAGTGAACCGGAAGCCAGGCTGTTAAACCCAGCAGGCATCGTGAATAGGTCGCCGTTAGCCGTTCCCCGCTGAATCGTTTGAACCTTATATTTCATTTGTGCAGATTGTGCTATTTTCGAGATGAGACTATTAAAGTCCTCTGACATTGTAGCCGATCCTCCATTGGCAATGATTTCGGCTACCAAGCGTTGCTTGTAGTCATTGCCAGATTGAAAAGCCTGGTCTGCCCGGCTGTAAGCCTCATTCGCTCTATCATTAGCCGCCTTTACCGCACTGGGAGTAGCTGCCTGATCTGTAGCTGTGCTCCCTGTAGAAGTATTAAGCTGCACAATCCCTCTCGCCTGTGTTGACGCAGAAGGCAAATCCGATGCCGGGTGACTATGCTGCTTTGGTGCTGCATATTGCTCTGTATACTTCTTGGCATTCCCCTCTGCTGCACTCCATGCCGCTTGTTTGGCTACGGTAACGTGGAGATCTGTATTGCTAGCATGATTGTCTAACGCTTCCTTGGAAGCAACCCCGTTTCCAGCCGGATCCTTTTTAATATTCTCAACCTGTGCTGCCAATTCCTGATCATTAGCATAAAGTGTATCAATCGGTCCATTCAGGACGTCTGCATGTCCCTGATCGGTAGTAACAAATCTGCGTGGTTGTTGTATGCTCATATTTCTTCATCCTCCTTAATAAATGTCATCAATTTCAAAAATAAACTCCATATCACTATCTTTCACTTTATTAGTCATCGTACGAATAGCTGTCAGCTTACCCGACGAATCTACTAGTGCAAGCTCATTAATAGTCTCACCCGCCAATTCAGTTTCCGCTAGTGAGCAAATATAACGAATGGTCGCAGGCGCAATGAATTCAAAACTAGTAATTTCCTTTTGGATTAGTTCCTTTTTCAAAGCCTGCTCTGCTCCGTCCAAAGGCAGTGGTTTCCCCGCTTGATCTACGCCTCCGCTGCCAAACGCCATTTTCACCACTTTTGTCAGCGTTCCTCCTTCAGCGCGGGCACGTGCCATTTGTTCCCTTGCATAAGCAGTTGTGACTGTTAGAACTTGTTCTGCCATACTTACCATCCTTCCTATTTTTAAAATAAAAATTTTATGTTTTTAAATTGAAATTACTTTTTCGGTTGAGCTTAACATCTGACTTCCATCCAGCATCATGCTGCCATCTAACTTCCAATAATGGTTTCGAATCTTCACGTTGCCTTCCTGATAATGATCCATTCGATGCTGGATGACTAGTTTTGTACGGTTCAAATATCGCATAGGCTCCTCTGTCCATCCAGACAAAGAGGCTATTCCATTCAGTAACTCGACACCATCTAAATACCATGGCTTCCCACCAAAAAAGCGAACTCTCGAACGTAATCGAATACGAGAAACCATTTCAGTCTCATGAAGAAATGCAAGCCTAGTTTTGTTATTCATATAAAATGCAAGATGAGCTGGCTTAATATCCTCTATGATCTTTTTGAAATCAATCATATTTTCAGGAATACGGTTTTCAAAGCTTATACCGAACTTATACTCCGTCGGATGAAAGTCTACTTCCCCTTCCACACCAAAAGAGTTCATGATTCTCCGTATTAAGTCTCCTGAAAATTTACCGCTTCCACGGAGTTTCGACTCCACAACAGAACGTCGATGTTCCAACGGCTTTTCCAAATCGACCGGGATACCTAACTCCATCTCCCATCTTTCCAGCGCCCATGTGGCGGTGCGAACAAAAAATTGGGCTAATGTTTCATCCAGCGCGAGATATAGGGAATCTATTTCACTACCCTTTACATTCATATCGACGTGCATTACACGGGAGTTCTCATAATAGGCCGGAAGATAGGAAAATAGCTCAAGGCCCTGCAAGCTGTTTATCTGGCCCTCTGTACCTTCTGCTAAAGTAGTTATCTGCTTAGCAAAAGTGCCACTACGGTTTGTGCGTTTTCCTTGTTCTGTGTTATTCAATAAATCTTCAAAACAGTTCGTTTCGCTGTTACTCACTGACGCTCACCGTCCCCAGTACTGCTACCTGACCTGATCCAATCTCAATATTCTGATTGCTCTGTCCATTAATTTTCAGTTCAGAGAAATCAATAATAATCGGAATGTCCAGCAGCACAGCGGAAATCCGGGTGTACCGTACCAACGGATCTGCCTTGTAAAAAGCAAGCTGCTTCAAATACGTCCGCACACCGTTTTCAATCAGTTTTTTGATTTCATCCAGTGTGGACGGCTTCTCTTTGGTGCGCTGTACCTTGACCGAAATGTTTATTTCCACTTCAGCCGCTGGCATAACCGTCACCACGGGGCCCGCTGGTGCTAGCCCTTCGCCTTGCCCATCCTGGGTCGGATCAATATACTTCTGCACTGCAGCCACGATATCCGGGCTGGCTGCTCGTTTATCCGTATCCAGCACATATAACCCCACTGTTCCTGGCCCTTTCCAGAGCGGAACAATCTCCACGCCACCAACGCCAGCTATCTCATTCGCCCACTGGGTATACTGCGCCTTGTTGCCACTTGTGCCCTGGTTCCGCACCTTGGCATAAAAACGCTCCAGTAACAGTTGGTCGCTCTCAACGTCTGTGCCGCTTTTGGTTTCCTCCGTATTGATCACGGAGGAAACCCCGCTAATCGGAGTAGCCATCACCTGGATGACGCCTGCTGGCACGTTGCCGCTGCGTCCGGGATTAACCGCCCGAATGGCCGCTTCCCCTGTACCCTGCTCATCCAGCGTGACCGATGCCGTGGTCGCATACTCAATGGAGGCTTCCCCGGATACATCATCTGCCGGAGTCGCCACCAACGTTCCCGCTGGGACGATTGTTCCCGCTGTACCCGTGAACGTAACCTTACCTGAGGCCGCAACGGCTTCCCGCCGTGTCACTCCATGTTCTGCTGTCCGCAAATCCAGCTCCGGCGAGCGAAAATCTGGGTTATCGCTGGCTGCTGTGCTGGCAAACCCCCGACGCAGCAGCTCCTGCGCCCAGATTGCGGCTTCAGAGAGCATAAATGCCACCGGCGCCTGCGCATCCCAAATAAAAGAGCCCTCAGACTTATCGATGTCCGAGGGCACTTTTTCCAGCATCCGATTTAAAATTTCTTCTTCCGTCTGGTCTACCAAATATTCCGGCAAGTCTGCCATTAGATCACCACACTTTCCACAATTTCCGTTTCATCCCGCACGTTCGTAATCTGGCAGCTAAAATAGCATGCCTCGCCTTCCCAGCGAAACGTGAATTGATCCACACTAGCCGTACGTGCATCTGCTAGCAACGCCTCTGTGACCATGCGTTTAATTTCACTTTCCTGCACACCGTGCCCATAGCTGCTGCCAATCAGCTCCTCCAGCTCGCTTCCATAGTCGGGTGAATAGATCACATGACGGTAGCGAGGAGTGCGAATCGCTTTTTCACACCACTGTACCCAGGCTTCTTTCTCGCCTGTAGTCACGATTTTACGGCTAGGGCTCATAACAAACTCGCCGGCTTCAAAATCAAACCTCCAGCTTCGCCCAAATACCGCACGATTATCCTCCAGCACATCTGGATCGGTCACATCTGTGTCTGTCCAAATCATATCGTCTGTTTCTGGAAACAAATTAGCCACGTCCATTCACCACCTTGCACACGACCACCACATCGTTGCCACTATTCACCCGCACCGCCAGTACACGATCCCCAGGCTTAAGTCCTTTGTTCAGACTCAGATTTACATCCTCCAGCTCATCTTCCCCGATATAAAAGGAAGTTTTCAGCTCTTTGCCTTCCCAATTTTCTGATTCCACCGAGGTTGAGGTACCTTTGTACATATGGCGTGGTACAGATAGCAGTCCCGGCAGCTCGGCGACTAGATAATCCTGAAGCTCATGTTTAAAATCGTCCAACTTGAGTCCTGTGGAGGTGATGGTACCTAATACTGCACCTACTCCACTCAACGCTTGCTTGGTATGTTTATGAAATGAAGATTGCAGCGCAGTGGCTAAATGCCCGTAGGGGTCTTTATTCAAGGTAAAACCTCCTTTTTACATCGTCATACGTTCCGAGCTCCAGCGACATACTGCCAGGGTTGCCCAATTCCCTGCTTACTGAAATTACCAGCAGCTTCATGGTTCCTAATATTACCGCGTCTCCTGCTCGAATCGTGTTCATATCTGGCGCATTTACCGATATCGTTTGTTGTATGCCTCTCAGCTTACTTTTGGCCAAATCACGTGCCGCCGCACCCGATTTCACCTCGTCATCCTGTACGATCACCTGAAGTGTTCCATATTTGGCAATGTCTTTTTCCTCAAGTGCCATCACCTTGGAAGGAACCTCTTTCCCTGTTTCACTGGCCGCCGTAGCCAACACCTTTACTCTCGTGGCTGCGCCTTCCAACGTTCGGGATTGTGTCGTATCGGTCACTCTCTCCAAGACGTACACATCTTTGTTCGTGCCCAGTTCGTACAGCTCCAAGCCGGAAGAAATCATACGTGGATGATATAGCTTCCCCCCCGCCTTGGCTGTCTCCCGCAGATCGCCCAGCATCATGGAGTAAATGGACTGTGTTCGGTATACAGCGCGCCCGAGCTGCTTTTTTGTGTCCGGCAAAGAAGCGATTTTCAGTTTCCAGTCCCTCGCATACTTCTGAAAACGCTGAGTAGCCGTCTGCTTGGCAGGGAGTAAATATTCATCCTCGGACTTGTCCAAATATACCGTACGGTCATATAGCGTGAGCGTCATACGCTTGAGTCCGTTGTTCGAAGTTTCTACTTCCCAAATAACGGCTGGAGACAGCAACGGGACATAATCCTTTTTACCATAAGGAATCCCACTTACCCGAATCGACATCCCTGGAGAGATGGGCGGCATATCCGGCGTAACCACCAAATTGACCGTGCCCTGATAAGCAATTTGCTCCAGTGAATCTCTCAAATTAATGTTCTCCACAAGCGGCGACAGATCATATTTATCCTGTAAAATGACTTTATAACTCATGACAACACCAGCTTTTGCCCCGGTTTAATCGCATTCGGATTTTTCCCGATGGTCTTTTTGTTAAGCTGATAAATACGACTCCATTGAGAGCTGTCTCCCAGCTCCAGCTTGGCAATTTTGGACAAGGAATCTCCCGATTTAACCGTGTAAGTTTTCTTTTTTTCTTTCATATCCGTGCGAGGCTTTTTGTTGACTGTCGCAGACTTCAAGCTGGTGCCGGCTTTTTTGACTACTTTCATTTCACTCCAGGTTCGCAGTGACAAATCAAAATTCACATCCCCATATTCCCCGCCCCGAAAGGTTGAATTATGAGAAGCCACTATTACCGGCACATTCACGGCTGTCTCCGTAATGATAAAGCGTAGCGGGCTCTTGGATAACAAAAAGCCATTCAACGTATTCATGGCCTCCTGCGGATCAGGGATGTCTTCGTATGTGCAATACGCTGGATTATATTCTTTCGGGAAAAAAGAAGAGAAGGAGATTTCCTTCACCTTCTCCCCTTGCGGAAAATCAAACTCCCCATAGGATAAAATCGTCGTTGTATCAAATCCCTTTTGCCGTGAGATCGTTACTTCCTCAGGATTTACTGGAAACTGAAACTTTTTTCCCTTACCATCCGTCAAACTAAATTCCATCTTTCTCCTCCTTCCCTATTGCTACTATCTACTGCATTACATAGCTCCAGCGCCCGTTGGCTTGGTGTTCTGCGTTGCACGCAAAATTTCAGCTTTGAGACGGTAGCCAATCTGCGTAATAAGCCCATCTACATCCAGCTTGTTCTCATGCACAGTGACCTGTACAGCCCCCGCAGGAAGATTAAATTGATTGGTGGTTTCAGTTTTAAAATCCTTCAAAAAGCCAGACAATGTACCCATTTGTTCAGGACTGATCTGTACTACTTGAGGAGTGGGATTACCGTTGGCCTTACCTTTAGCTTTGGCTCCATTGTTCGCATGCGCCGCAGTGTTCAATAATGGACTTGGGTTTACACCCTGGTTAGCGATAGCCATCGGTCCATAAGGATTAGGGACGCCTTTGGCACCCGGTTGTGGAGGTCCATACATTACTTGAGAGCCGGGTGGTAACCCCGGAAAAGGTGGCATAGGTGTTAACGGTTTGGTAGCCACAGCTACAGCAGGTTGAGGTGGTACGACAGGTTTAGGAGCCTCAGGTGGCTTAGCTGGCTCTTTCTTAGGTTCATCTTTTTTACCGAAAGAAAAGAAATCAGAAAAGCTTTTACCAAAGTCTCCAGCCTTATCAGAAAGCCAGCCTTTGACCTGTGAGGCCTTTTCTCCAAGAAGTTTACCAGCGGACTTCGCTTTTTCCATCATAGCTGGACCATAATCTGAGACTAATCCGCCAATTTTACCTCCAATCCAATCACCTGCCATACTGCCCAGTGTAGAGCCAATAACAGTACCTGCTCCTGGAATCACTGAACCTACAATACCGCCGACGGTTCCCAATACTCCCCCACCAATAGCAGAGCCTATGGCTTGTGAGCGTTCTTTACCAGGAGCAGATTGAGCGATATTCATAATATCCATCCCATAGCTTAGTGGCCCCAACAATTTCTTCGCGCCGCCTTTTAAAAGGTTCTTGAACAAGCCTGATCCGGCTTCCTCAACCGCGCCGGCAGTGCTTGGGTTTATAATACTAGAAGCCGCGCTAGAAACTGCATCTATAGCAGCACTACCACCACTTTTGATATTCCCAATTATTCCACCGCCGCCTTTAAAAAAATCCATCGCCCCTTCTAACATGTCTCCAGTACCGCCGAAACTTTCGAGAACTTCACCGCCAGCCTTACCTAATGCAGCTCTGTTTTCCCATATTTTTCTCGCCCCATTAGCTAACTTCTGTCTTCTTGTAGCTCCTCCAACCGATTTAACTTTGTCCCATTCCGTTCTAAACGCCCCAGTTTTTTCCTTTAATTCTGAAAATCCCTTCATACCTTCGCCAAATTTTTTGACACCCCCCAGGGTATCTTTAAGATTTTCTAAGAAACCCTTAGGCTCCTCATCTTTCTTCTCTCCACCGAGCTTCAGAGAGCCTAACTTAGTACTCAAATCCGTAATAGCCTTCGTATTGGCCTCTACAGCAGTAGTATTTGCTTTCAAAACCGTACTCAGATTGTTATCAGACTTAACCGGATCTGCTTTAGCAGTACTGCTTTTCACCTTCACATTTACATTCCCCGAGGCGTTAATAATCTGGGATTTGACCTGGTTAATTTTGTTCAGCAGATTATCCAAGCCTTTGGAGGCCATATCGTTTAGTACAATTTCTGGGGCCATGCGGGTACGACCGATTTTCAGAACGCGGCCCTGAATTCGCTCAAAATAGCGTTCCATTGCGCGCAATTCTCTGTTCGCCTTAATGACGTTTTTAGGATCAATCACAAGATTCATGCGGTAATTTAATGCTTCTGCCATCTATTATGTTCACCTCCTTGTTTATGCTTTTGAAGCTGCTATGCTATCCATTTCCTGTTCGGCAAACGCCAGCAGCAGCATGCGCTCACCGCGGGGAAGCCGCCAAAAGTCTCCGGGACGGAGGTGGTGCCGGACCCACAAGTGGTACAGCATCGTCGTCATTCCCCCGGAGCCGATTAGTTTTTTAGATCAGCAATCTCAACTCCAAAACCGGACAGTTCCAATACCTTATCCCCTACTGCGTCCAGTTCACCCGCCAGCAGCATACGGCGGACAGACTGTTCGCCACCAGACAGCTTCAAGCGACTTGTAATCCGGGGATCTCCCCAACCGTTAAGAGACAGGCCCTTCACTTCCAACTTTCCGGTAGCTTCCGAAATCAACAAGGCGTTGAACGTCTCGGTATCTACCTTTTCATCCACAGCACCCTTCACGGTACGACGAATCGTGCAACGTTCACGAATGCTGTCCACCTTACTGGAAGTCAGTCCATGCAGCACAATTTTCATATCCAGGCGCTTGATACGAACGGTTTCCTCGGGCAGTTTTTCAGCGGCTTCAAACAGACTGTCCAAAATTTGTTCTTCTGTCATATTCTCATTCAAGCTCATAAGTCATTCTCCCTTATTGTTAATTTCAGAATTTCGCAAATTCTTATTTGTATTTGGGGAACGGGACACCTGACAGTATCCCATTCCCCGTTAACCAATTTAGTTTGCTACAATCGGATCCAGCAGTTCATAGCCTTCGAAAGTGAAGGTCGTTTCTTCCTGTACTTCCTCGCCTGCTGTCCAGTTGGCCAACTGGATTTTGTCAGCAGTGCAACGGATGAGACGAATACTTTCATGTCCAAAGGCTTCTGGATCATCCAGTTTGGTAATAATCTCAAAACGATTAAAGCCACGACGAATCATGTCGGACGTAACCTTGTAGCCACTCATCGTTCCCGTTCCCTTTTTGATACCGCGCTTATGCACCTTCCACTCATTGCCGACGAGATTCAATTCGCGTTTTTCCATTTCCACGCTGGCTTCCAGCTTATTGATGTTCGTCTGCCACACCCCATCCACATGCGCCTGACCAAACGTACCTAAAATAACTCTTGAAGCATCCAACATTTCTTTTTCCTCCTCAAAATAATTCATAATATAGTTCGGGATTTCACAAAGTCCTCGTTGTTAAAAAGCTACCTTAATCCTACTGATCGCCTGCGAAATGCTTTTGCGCGTAAAATGCTTATTTATTGCACGTAAAATGTACCGAACAGCTGCTCCATCACGTCGGTGAGCTTCACGTTCCATTGCAGGAACACTTGATCCGGCTCCGGTTTGATGACTGGCGCATCACCGTAGTAGGCTGGGTCCAGAATGACATCGTAGCCATCCGCCTCGATTACGTTGCTCAGCGACAGCTGTGCCAGGTATTCTTTGATCGCACCGATGAGTGCCAGACGGCCTTCCACCGTGTTGTTGATTTTGCCAATGTAAGTCTCTTCGGCTGCACGCTGCAAGTCAGCGTTAATGGCATCCATAACACGGATGGAACGGATTTTCTTCCATGCGTTGTTTTGTCCGGCAGACGGGTTCACCAAGCTGTTGATTCCACGCAGCGCTTTGACCTGACGGCCGTCGAAGAACAGGAGGAACACCCCGTTACGGACAGCCTGTTCCTGCTCGGAACGTGTCCAGCGGCGGGTTACATCCTCAAAAGGCGTAACCGCGTACGTTGCGGATTGGTTCAAACGTTGGCCTGCGATCAGCCCGGCTACATAGGCAGCCGTTTGGGCGGAGCTGTAGTCCGTACCTGCCAGGCGTACACCTGTACCCACGTTCACGATGCCTTCATGGTTCAGCGCCAGGGAACGTGCAGAAGCCAAGCTGACAGCTGTTTTGGACACATCGTCTGCCGCAGAACCGCCGAATACAGCGATGACGCCTTTGCCTTCGCTCCGCACACGTTTGATCCAGGCAGCAAAGCTTTGCAGCAATGCCAGATCGGCTGCATAATCGAGGGCCAGCACATTAAACTCCTGTCCTTCAAGTGCTTCCTGCATGGCGATGTAATCGGCATTAACCAGCTTGCTATTGCCGCTATTGCCGCCTGTCAGATGCACGCCGCTAACATCCGCTGGAATGCCACCTTCGCCGACAACCTCGGCCTTCACCCATACGTTTTCGCTGTTTTCGTTCAGCGCTTTGGCAATCGAAGCAGCCGTACCGTCACTGCCTTTGTACGTACCCAGCAGCTTGGTTCCTTCATAAAGGCGCACCTCACGAGCTTGCTCGTCACCCAAAGTCGGCTGTACCGTTACGGCAAAACCATTACCGCGGCTTCCTGTGTACAAAGCCTTCAAACGCAGCACGTCGGTCGGGGTCTCGCCACCGCTTTTCAGCGTTACAGACGCTTCAGCAGCCGTGTCATCTGCCAAGCGGTAAGCGAGCAGTTTTTTCGGACCTCCCAGCAAAGCCAGATACAATGTGGAATATGCTGTCGCACCGTTCTCACTGTCGCCGGAGAAGATTTGGCTAATAGCCGTTTCACTGCCAACCTCTACAAACTCACGTACAGGGCCCCAATTTGCCTTGACAGGCACAACGACCGTACCACGTGATCCACCTTGAATCGCTGAAGCTGCTGCTGCCTGAAAATTCATATACAAACCCGGCAATACCGGTTTATTCGTGTTTTCCCATGTTCCGCCTGCCATAATTAATCCACCTTCGCTTTCATAAATTGTTCGATTTTAGTGTGTGCTTCTGCTACCGTGAACAGCTTGTCTTGTGCGCCAAAAAAGGCGCCTGCCAGCACTTCTTCTTTCACAGAAAACAATGATTCTGCGTGCTCCTTTAGTTCCTCCAGCGTGTAGCGTGGGCCACTCGCTTCCTGCCCGTCATGTACCGGGGCCTTTTCTTGGTTTTCCAAGGTCACTCGGACCACCTCATTTCAAAATAGGATGAATTTCCACTCTGCGAATCAATGCCGCTTCCTCAGCCGGACGCATACGCCGCTGTACCAGCGTCAGCCGAAGCTGACCGTCTAAAATGGCATCTGCCTGCAAATCGGCTGATGCTTCAGCCGTAGACATATAACGGCCCTTGTCCTGCTCCAGAGGAAGCTGGATTTGAGCGGCAAAGCCTTCGACCAGCGCGGAAGCTGCGCGATTCTCTTCGGTGGTATCCGGAGCGGTAATATGCGCGATGAACCGTTTGCGGAGCTCATACATGGAGGCTCCCGCCATCCGGGTTTCGCAGCCGCTCAGCCGCCATAATACCGCGTGGCTTCCCGGCTGTGCAGGCCATGCGTCGGCGTATACCGACCACGATTCGCCCAGTTGCTTCTGCGTCCAGCGGACCAGCGCTGCCAGCCATTCTTCTGGCTGTGCTGCACCAGGTGCTGGAGTAGCCGAACCGCCTTCCGTTTCAGGCACATACACGCCAAAACGCAGGGTTCTATAGGCCTTGCCCGTAACCGTGTCCAGCTTTTCTGCATCCCGCACGCCCAAATAGTGTGCGGTAAAAGCCGACGTGTCCTCACCTTTGCCTGTCACCGATGCCCGGTGCAGTCCGGCAATCAAGGCATTCGCCCATACATCGGCCTGCGCCAGCCCCGCTTGTCCTGCGTACAGCTTGATGCGGACAACCTGCCGGTAACCGGCCCAGGAAGACTTCCAGATTTCCTCGCCTAACGCCATAACTGCATACGGCTCCTCTGCCGTCTGTGATGGGGGCTGAACATCGTATACACGCCCTTGCAGTGCTGGAATAATGTCAATGAGCTTTTGCTTAAAGGCTTGTCTCATCCTGTGGCATGCCACCCTTGCGTATCCTGCGCTCGCATGTTGTGACTGTTTAGCCAGGCTTTTTTCCACTTCCATGTTCTCATCCGGCGCAGCCTTATACTCATGCATTGCAGCATCCCTTGCTTAGGCAACACGACTCCTCCTTTCTATCAACGAATTCCCGGGAAGTGACAGAGACGATCACCGCATGAAAAAACCGGCCCTATTGGCCGGCTAACGTTTGACTGTGTGTGTCTTCGGTATGTCCTCTTGTCTTGATTCCCGATGATATAATCTTACACCCTTATAACGAATGCGTTGCCGGAGAACTGGACGATAAAAGTAGAGACTAGGGATGAAGTTAGGCGACATTTTGCGAACATTTGTTCTTATACTTAAAAATGCGTTTAATCTGATTATTGATACTGTACACAAAAAATAACCGCCCTTTAAAAAGGCGGTTATTATATCGTTCAATTCAATGAATTATAAATATTTACAGTGTACCTAGTAATGGCTTCATCGTATTCTGGATACTCATATTTCAAACTGCTTGCCACAGCCTTAGCGTATGTTCTAAACAATGAATAACAAGTAAGTAAAGACTGCCACATTTCTTGATAGCCGTTCTCTGAGTAAGTCGATAGTAGGCTTTTCCAATCTTCATTAGGAAGATACTGATTTATAAATTTATAGTTTTTTCCTACACTAAAGGTGTACCCTTGCTCTGATCCAATCTTCCAAGCAATCATTCGCAACAAATTAGGTCGTGCAATCTCGTTCAAATGGTCAATAGCAAACAGGATTTCTTTTCTCGCCAATCCTTTTACGATATAAGTTGAAACCATCCAAAATTCATTACAGCAATCATCAAATTCCCTTGCAGTGGGCTTTTTAATCCAATATTGATGATCGTTTGCGATCACTTCCTCTTGGATCAGCACATCCTTGTCGAGCAGAACCTCAACTAAACCATCGCTATTCGTAAAATAATCCTCTACCTCGTTTATAGGGATCAGTGTCAGATCTAATTTGTTTCCATCCTCAAAAAGAATGATATATGAAAACCAGTTACCTAGTTCTGATGGAAAAAGCTCCATATCCTCGGGTTTTTGCATCATAAGCCTATCCCCAAACACGTTCAGCCATTGATCACTTTCCTTGAAAGAATCCATATCTGTTACAAAGTAAGAAATATCATAATCTTGAAATGAATCAGGAGGAACATTGAAGTTTGTACGTGATCCTTCCATCGTGACCAATCGTATTCTTTTATCGTTCATAGCAAACTTTACAAGCATATTCATCATTTCTGGTTCACTTCTCACTACATCCGTCCTCCGTTCCCATTTTAATTGAGACCTATGCTTCTTATTCACCTTTATGGTTCATACTCCTTGCTGTCTAAGTTAATAGAGCCACAGACTGTGACCCCTATGCATTTACCGAACCCAGTCTTCGATCCGCGCCCTTCTGCAAGCTTGCCAGATTCAAAACGCCTTGGTCTGCCAGCGCTAGCGCCATTTTATAAAAAGCACGCGTGCGAAGCTTCGTATACGTATCCTTGCTGACTGGTGGGTCCAACACATAATTATAAACCTTGTAATCGAACACATCGTCATCTTTTAAATAACGTTCACGGATGAGTAGCTGTTCACGTTCATTCAAGCGGCTCACTACAGCATCCACCATTTGGCAATAGGCCAAGCGGGCTGCAGGAGCATCTACATTATATACAGCAGTCCGGGCTGTTGGATCGCTTGTCACATTCGTGGGTCCGTTCGGGCGGTCCGTATAGCCAGCAGTAATAAAGCTTTCCCGATCCATAAAGGTTATTGTTTTATAAATCCGGTATTTCTCAAATACACCCTCCAATGCATTCTGCGTTTTGCGACGGTCTAATTCGGGTAAGTTATTTCTCATGAAAAGCAACACTCCTTATATTATGCCTTTTGACAATGATGTATTTTTAAATAAAAAACGTACTTGTTTACATTTTGTTCCCCTTTTGTTCGTATCTTGAGTATAACATAACATTATTTAGGATAGGTATCCATCGTGAAAAAAAGCAATATAGCCCCAAAAACAGGATATTCGCTCTACTTTTCTATGCCTTTTGGCATATTACGTGCTTTTACTATTTACCTAATGGTATAATAGAGCTGAATCTATGATTCTATTGCAGAAAGGAGCTCCATTGTGGAACAGCCAGCATTCGGAACCTACCTAAAACAGCAGCGTGAGCACAAGCAATTGAGCATCAACCAATTGGCAGATGCCGCAGGTATTAGTAATTCACAAATTTCCCGCATCGAAAATGGACTGCGTGGAGTTCCCAAACCCTCCACCCTCCGCAAAATAGCGGACGCGCTCAGCCTATCCTATACCGAAATGATGAAGGCCGCCGGATATTGGGCAGATGATGATTCTATAGAGCAAAATCCGCATGAGCTTTATCGTTCTACTGTACCAGAATGGGCAAACTCCAAAGACCGCCGGGATTTTAAAAAAATGCTGGAGGAAGACGACGAATTAATGTTTGATGGCATTCCGCTCGATGAAAAAGACCGTCAACGGATCAAGGACGTACTGACAGGCCTGTTCTGGGAAGCCAAGCAAATGAACAAACATAAAAAGCCCGCAGATCCCGGGGCGAGCAAAGATCAGGGATAG